TACGCCGTGGTATACGCTGGAGGTTGAAGCCTCCGGCAACATACGGCAGAAAAGAACCACGGGAGATAATCAGAATCCCGATCTTGAGGAAGCACTTCCGTTTCTTAAACGTTTCATGGCGGCATTTAAAAAGAAAATGACAGCAGAGGAGCGCAGACAGGGAGAAACGGCAAATGAAAAGCGCATACAGGAGTATCGTGAATTGAGGAAAAACGGCAACAGGATATGGCATGGAAAACTTGCGGGACAGCTTCTTGCAGATGTCCTTGAAGCAGATTTCATGGGATTGGAGGAATAGCAATGGAAATTATAACGACATTTGATGAATGGCAGCAGGAGCTTGATACTGAATTGACAAAGACTGCAGAAAGCTTTGTAAGAATCGGATACCTGTTAAAAATAGCACGGGACACAGACATTTTAAAAGATTCGGGATATAACAGCATTGTTGAACTGGCAAAAGCCAGATACGGGCTTGATAAGACACAGGTATCAAGGTTTATCCATATTAACGACAGATTCAGTGAGAACGGCAATTCTGACAGGCTCATGGAGCAGTACAAAGGCTTTGGATATGCAAAGCTTACTATTATGCTGCAGTTACCGGATACCATTAATGAGGAGCTTACACCGGAGTTTTCAAAGGCGGATATTCAGACCGTAAAAGAAGAAATCGACAGGGAAAAAGAAATATCTGACCTTGAGGTGTTAATGGAAGAACCGGACGTTACATCGGATTACGATGATAACCTGATAAAAGCACTGGCAAAACTCGGAGAAGACGAACCGGAGCTTTACAGGGCAATATATGAACAAAACAAAGCGGCAGGATATACAGTAGAGCAGATGAAAGACGATATGTGTCCGAATGAAGAAAAGATATATTTTGTCCGTCTGGCGGGAATCGGAAGAATGGTATTTTCTCTGAAAACAAAAGAGTCCACTGTCAGATTAGTTAATTCACGAAGTGGGGAAAAGCAGGAGTATACATGGCAGCAGTTGATAGACGGCTGGAAACAGCTTTTTAAAGGAAAAACAGGCACGGCACAGGAAGAATGGAGCAGAGAGTATAAAAGACCGTATCCGTCAGAAGAAACAAAAGAAGAACGGCCAAAGGAACGCAAAGAACCAAAGGTCAGCCGTCCGGCACCTGAAAAAACACGTAAGGAAGATGTAAAAAAAGTAAATGCGGAAAAGGCAGATGCAGAAGCCCCTGCGCCGGAGGATGAAGACAAAAGCGAAAAAACTAAAAAGCCCGAAAGCCGCATAAACACCGGTAGCGAAGCGGATTCTACTCCAAAACCGTCTACACAGGATTACAAAGGTGCGGTATTCAATGAAATGATAGGTGTTGCAAATGGTCTGTTATCCTGTGTATATCAAAAGGACGTTAAGGGAATCAGGGAACATATAAAGGATATTGGACATATGCTGGATACGTTAGCAGCGGAAGAACAAAAGGACATTCCGGGGCAGATGCACATGGGAGAATAAGAAAGACAGAGGTGATAACAATGCTTACATGGCAGAAGAAAAATGGCGAATGGGGATTAAACGGAGTGCCTGAAGAAGAACTGAAAAAGGTTGGCAGCAGAATATATGCGGCGCTTTTTAAATTAAAAGATTATGAGCAGCTGGGAGTAAGTCCTGGACAGGTGGAAGAACTGGACAGGCAGTATACGCAAGTATGTGAACGTCTTGCAAAACAGAAAATTCCATGTATGCCGGGAGATACGATTTATATTTATGAAACGTGTGAGTGTATCCCAAGAACCCGTGACCAGCAGACAGGGATAGTAGAGTGTCCGTTTGAATCAGACTGTCCGTATGATACCTGTAGAGATGCAAATGAGCGTTTATTTCAGACAAAGGTTATGGGGATATATAATACAGGGCACGGCTGGTACATAGAAGCCGAACATATCATACAGGCAATACCGGCATCTTATATCGGGAATACTGTCTTTTTTAATCCAAAGGAAGCATATAACAGGCTTCATGCAGGGGCTAAAGAAGATTACAGAAAACATTTTGAACGGAGATTCATGAGGAAACGATGAAAGAGTGGATAAACATTAATGGAAGCACTAAAACCTGCGGACAATGCGCATATAAAGCATATTTGGGAGAAAATGCACAGGGGCAGCAGGTGTATGGGTGCGGCAAAGCGGGGGAGTGCCAAGAGAGGAGCAAAGAACAAAATGGAAACGAAGAGAAAAGCAATATCCAAAAGTACAAGAACTAGCGTATATCTTATGTATAACGGACATTGCGCTTATTGTGGCAAAGAAATTAAATACAAAGATATGCAGGTTGACCATAAAAAGCCATTAAGATTGGGTGGAATAAACGACATTACAAACTACTTGCCAGCATGTCGAAGTTGTAATCACTACAAAAGCACGCTTGATGTAGAAGGATATAGAAAATATTTGCAGGACATACATAAAAGACTTATGCGGGACAGTATCCCATACCAAGTCGCAGAAAGATTCGGGATAGTGAAACATATATCAAACGATATTTTATTTTACTTTGAAAAGGTAAATAGATGAATTATGTGATTTTACAGATAAATGAACAATTTAAATGAGATTATTATGCTTTAGTATTAAAATCACGGAATTGGAGCATAGATGGACATTGAAAATTGAATATTGAGGGTTGATATGGTATAATTCAAATATTAAATCGCAAAGGAAGATTCTATGGTTATAGATTATATACAAATGAGTGTGGCACTAATAATCAGTTTGTTTGTAGCTTTAATTATTTTGAGTTATGCAAATAAAAAAATACAAAAAAGGGCTGTAGAAGAAGCAAGGAGTGCCGTCAAAGATTTTTGCAATAACCTTGTAGAAAATCAAGAAATAGACATCATTAAACTTATGCATAAAAATGTTAGCGAATTACAGGAATATTATGTAATAAGCAAGCAACATGCAAGAGAATCGTTTATAGCGACATTGATTACATGTTTTACTGGTTTATTTCTTTATGCTCTGGGAATTATATCTTATGTATTTTTAGATAAAAATATTAATGTGATTACAGTTATTTCAGGAACTGCAGTTGAAGTAATATCAGGATTGTTTTTTTCGCTGTACAAGAATACAATAAAACAATTAGAAATATATCATAGACGATTAGAATCAACGGAAAGATATTTAATAGTATATCACATGATAATGGAAGTTTCGGAGGAACACAGATACGAGGAGCAAAGAAATTATATAAATTATGTGTTAAACGATAACCAACATCAGATGAAGAACGAATAAATAAGTATAGTACCAACCGTCAATATTTGATGGCTGGTATTTTTTTGCCCAAAATCAAGAATTGCACCGGTGCAACAAAAAAGGAAGCCTGCTGGATTCGCGGTCTGCAAGCTTCCTGTTCCTGTATATCGAACAAATGTATTATAGCACAAAACACAGAGTAGTACAATACAAATGGGAGGAAATATGGGAATAAAAGAGGCATTGGAACAATATTGCGATACGCAGCAGGAAATTAAGGACATAAAAAGCAGGATTGAAACACTGGAAAGACAAATTGCGGTTATGGAAAAGCAGGGATACACCCAGCAGGATTCAGTTACAGGCGGAGAAGGAGGAAACAGACATTATAAAATCGAAGGGTATCCATACCCTGAGTACTCAAGAAAGACAACGCTTCTTATATGCCGTCGGCAGCAGTTGAATGGTAGGGAGTTAAAACTACTGGAATTGACCAATGAGGTAGAAGAATACATAGGACAGATAGAAGACAGCAGAATAAGGAGAATGATTACATATAGATTTTTGGATAAAATGACATGGCAGCAAGTAGCATTTGCAATGGGAAGAAAGTATACGGAAAACGGCTGCAAAAAGATGATAGAAAGATTTTTTAAAGAAATTTAGAAAATGTCACACATGTCACGAATTAGAAGTGTAATATCTAAACTGGATAAAGAATTAATCCACGGACGGAAACCGGATAAATCCAAAAGCCGCAGGTGCGGCAGTTTTTTACCTCCTGAATGGCGCTGGCGAAAGCCGGCGCTTATTTTAGTGAAATTATAATATTTATAGATAGAACAACAGTAAAGGAAGGTGGTGGTTGTGCCGAATGCACCGAATTATGAATTAGCAGAAAATGATTATATGTCCGGCATGAAGTATAAAGATATAGCGCGGAAATATGGAGTAACTTTAAACACAGTAAAGAGCTGGAAAAAGAGATACAACTGGGATAGAAAAGGTGTGCACACAAAAAATGAAAAAGTGTGCACACAAAAGCAATCAATTAAATCAGACGATAAAAAGCCTGTTGCTGATGAGGTGGAAGCTGTATTGCAAAATACAGAATTAACCGAGAAGCAACGGCTTTTTTGTTTGTATTTTGTAAAATGTTTTAATGCCACAAAAGCCTATAGAAAGGCATATCAGTGTGATGAGTATGTAGCAATGTCAAGCGGTTCAAGATTGTTAAGAAATGCAAAGGTAAAAGAGGAAATAGACAGATTAAAACAGGAAAAGCTAAATCAAGCCTATTTAACACAGGCAGACATCTTTCAAAAGTATATGGATATCGCGTTTGCAGATATGGGAGATTATGTTACCTTTGGAAAGAAAAAAGTTCCGGTATGGAAGCGGGTTGACGGGCAGGATATTCCGGTAATGGACCCGAATACAGGACAACAGAAGATTGCTGAATACAGTTATGTTGATTTGAAAGAATCAACAGGCGTGGACACAAGCATTATTTCCGAGGTATCTGAAGGAAAGAATGGCATCAAAATCAAACGCGCTGATCAGATGAAGGCGCTTCAGTGGCTTACGGAGCATATGGACATGGCGACACAGGAACAGAAAGCAAGGCTGGAACTGCTCAAACTACAGAAAGAAAAACTGTCGGAAGGTACAGCAGAAAATGATGAGGCAGTGGAAAAAATGGACAATATTTCTAAGATTTTAGAACAGATGCAGCAGGTCAATCAAGAGGACCTGGTGGATTAAAAAACACTAAAAATGTCCGCCAGTCACGGAATTTTAGTGTTTTTTGCTATTCTGTTGTAATATTGCACAAAGGCATTAAATGTGTAAAAATCAGGAAAAGCCAGTAATAGACTGACTTTGCAGTTATTTTAATATCAAAAATAATATTCGCTAAACGTGAGTTTTGCGAAGTTTTACCCAAAATCAGTCCTAAACAGGGAGGTGATACGGTGTTGGTCTTATCTTCTAAATTTAAAGATTTTTTGACAGTGCAAGCAGACAGGGAATATCTTGAGGGAACAACGGCAGCAGGCAAAACGACGGTCGGAATTTTTAAATTTATGTTAATGGTTGCTAAATCGGATATCAAGTATCATGTTCTTGCGGGTGCAGACATTGGAACAGTCGAAAAGAATGTTATTAATTCGGAGCGGGGGTTGCTGGAGCAGTTGGACGGACTGGCAACGTACAATCCAAACGGCAAAGGCAGAATAAGACTGCCACACATTGAATATAAGACACCAAACGGAATCAGGTATATTTATGTATGCGGTTATGATAATAAAGCAAAATGGAAGAAAGTATTAGGTTCACAGGTAGGCTGTGTGTATATTGATGAGGTCAATATTGCGGATATGGAGTTTTTGAGGGAAATAACGCACAGATGTAAGTATATGATAACGACTTCCAATCCTGATGCACCGGATATTCCGGTGTACAAGGAGTTTATCAACAGAAGCAGACCGTTAAAAAAGTACGTAAAAGATTATCCGGCAGAGCTTCTTGACGAATTAAAAGAAGAACCGGTCACAGGCTGGATCCACTGGTATTTTACATTTTATGATAATGCTTCAATGACACAGGAAGATATACAGAAAAAGATAGATGCAGTTCCGAAAGGAACAAAGATGTACAAAAATAAAATACAGGGATTGAGAGGCAAGGCGACAGGCCTTGTCTTTTGTAATTTCTCCCATAAAAAGCACCTGATTACAAAAGAAGATGCAAAGAAGTACATTAAAGACAGAAAACAGCTACAGGACGAATATTTTGAAATATTCACTGCGGGACTGGATACAGCATATTCAGTAAAAAGTCCAGATACAATCGCAATGTCTTTTTCGGCAATTACCAATAAAGGGCGCTATATCGTACTGGATGAAAAGGTATATAACAATGCAGGACAGGACAATCCGATAGCACCGAGTGATACGGTTGTGAATTTTGTGGCTTTTCTTGAGAGAAACAGAAAAGAATGGGGCGGCATGGCACGGAATACTTTTGTGGATTCGGCTGATCAGGCAACATTAACAGAATTTGCAAAGTACAAAAGGATGCACCCGGAATGTCTGTATGTTTTTAATAATGCCTACAAAAAGGTGGAGATAATTGACAGAATCATGCTTCAGCTCGGCTGGATGGATTACAATGCGGATACCGGAAAAGAGCCGTGCTATTATATTGTGAATACTTGTGAGAATTATATCAAAGAACTGGATAAATACTCGTGGAGAGAAGACAAGGACCAGGAGCCGGAGGACGGCAATGACCATATGGTAAACAGTGTGCAGTACAACTGGATTCCTTACCGTACAAAGATAGGAGTGAGAAGAAATGGGGTTGATAGGTAAAATGGCAGACAAAGTAAGAAACGGAATCAGAAGCTTTTTAGAGATTCAGCCAGCACCGGCCGGTACAATATACATTAATGAAAAGCTGGACTATGAATCCAATGCAATTAAAAATAAAATATGGTACAGAGGGCAGTCAGACGAATTATCACAGTTGTATAAGAGTATTGATGCTGACAGAACACTGTTTTGGAAAGCTGTTCCCACACCGGGAAGGGCAATCAGAAAAATCCACACAGGACTTCCTGCGAATATCGTTGATATGCTGGTATCTATTGTAATGTCAGACATGAACAGTATTAATGTATCGGAAAAACAGGAAGAATGGGAACTGATAGCAAAAGACAATAATTTTGAAGCGGTAATGACAAAGGCGCTGACACAGACACTGGTTGTCGGTGACGGCGCTTTTAAATTTACGATTAATACAATGATAAGCCCATATCCGTTGATTGAGTTTGTATCCGGCGAAAATGTGGAATACATCTATCAGCATGGCAGAATCAGCCGGATTATTTTTAAAACGGCATATCGGTACAAGCACAGGACATACCTGTTGGAAGAAACATACGCAAAGAACGGCATTTATTCATGTCTGTATGCAAACGGAAATGAGGTGCCGTTAAACAGTATCCCAATGACAGAAGGATTACAGGAATCAGTCACATGGAAAGGCGATTTTATGATGGCGGTTCCGTTTAAGATTTATGATTCAAATAAGTGGGAAGGCAGGGGAAAATCGGTATTTGATTCAAAATGTGACAACTTTGATGCGTTGGATGAAGTATGGAGCCAGTGGCTTGAAGCGCTGCGCAGAGGCAGGTCAAAAGAATATATTCCAACATCACTATGTCCGAGGAATCCTGACACAGGAGAAATCATAAAACCGAATGACTTTGATAACCAGTATTTACGGGTAGAAGGAAGCTTGTCGGAAGATGGGAAAGATAAGGTTGAACTGATACAACCGGAGATTCCACATGAAAGCTATTTGAGTACCTATGTAACGGCACTGGATTTGTGTTTACAGGGATTAATCAGTCCTTCTACGCTGGGAATTGATGTAAAGAAGCTGGATAATGCAGAAGCACAGAGAGAAAAAGAAAAGGCAACACTTTACACAAGAAACAAGATAGTTGAAACGATTCAACACAGCCTGCCGGAAGTGGTCAATACGGCGATACAGACATATGAAGTGTTGACAAGACAGGCTGTAACCTGTCATACGGTGGAAATACCGTTTGGTGAATATGCAAATCCGTCTTTTGAAAGCCAGGTTGAAACTGTTTCAAAAGGAAAGCAGGGCGGCATTATGAGTATTGAAGCTTCTGTAGAGGAATTGTATGGCGATTCCAAAGATGAGGAATGGAAGAAACAGGAAGTATCACGGCTGAAAGCAGAGCAGGGAATTGAAACAATGGAACAGGTATCGGTCAGTGAGGATAATGGCGGGTTTGTAGTAGATAAAGTGCAGGATATTCCGAAATGAGGTGAATAAAGTTGCCGAGATATGTAAACGGTGAATATGACATTGAAAAAGCGTTTCGTGCAATCGAGGACGAATTGATTCATTCTATGATTCGTAATTTTAAACAGCACCGTGCAGAGGAAACAAAAGAGGAATATAACTGGTCTGCATGGCAGATAGAACAGTTGAAATCACTGGAACAGTACAAGAAAGCCAATGCAGAGAAATTTTCAAGCCGGTTCAGCAACATCAACGCTTCAGTAGAGGAATTGATAAAAGAAGCCCGCACACAGGGAGGTTCAGAGCAGGAAGAACAGATATTAAAAGCAATTAAAAATGGATTTAAAGCAGCGAAGCCGCCTAGACAGGGTATGGAAGCTGCTTTTTTTAGATTGAATGATAAAAAGATAGAGGCATTGGCAAAGGCAACAAAGAATGACTTATCAAAAGCAGAACACGCTACGCTTAGAATGGCAAACGACAAGTACCGTCAGATTATATTTAATGCGCAGGTTTATGCCAATACAGGTGCGGGGACATATGAAAAGGCAGTGGATATGGCGACAAGAGATTTCTTGAGTGCCGGTATCAACTGCATTGAGTATAAAGACGGCAGCAGGCACAATATCAAAGAATATGCAAGCATGGCAATTAGAACGGCAGATAAGCGGGCATATCTGACAGGAGAAGGTGAAAAGAGAAAAGAATGGGGTGTTACGACTGTAATTGTAAAAAAGCGTGGAAATGCCTGTCCGAAGTGCCTGCCGTTTTGTGGCAAGATACTAATAGATGATGTATGGAGCGGCGGTGTCCCGGACGGAAAACATAAGTTGATGAGCCAGGCAATCACCGCCGGTCTTTATCATCCGAATTGTAAAGACATACATACAACGTACTTTGAAGGAATTACAAAGTATGGAGAGCCGTATACCGATACTGAATTAAAGCAGATTGAAAGTGATTACAATGAGGGACAAAAACAAAAATATGCCCAAAGGCAGGCAGAACGGTTTGACCGCCTTGAAAAGTATTCTCTTGATGATGATAATAAAAAAATGTATGCGGCACGGAAGGAGCAGTGGGAAAAACAGGTTGATTCAAAACAGGAGTATAAACTTGTAAATCGAGGTGAAAGCAAAATAGTTGAAGTTAAAAATAACAGAAATATAAATATTAGCGAAGTTGAGGACTATAAAGGAGATGTTTATATATCTGATAAGGCAAATATTAAGCCGAGGGCATTGCATGAAATCTACAACAATACAATGAAGGCAATGGAATTGTGGGGAATTTCAAAGAATAGAAGACCTGAGATTAGAATTGTTTCATATGAAGAATTAGAGGCATATGGCAAATATAATGCAGTAGATAATGTTGTATATTATATACCCGAAGTTGTTTCAGAAGATATTGTGGGGGGAAAGGCGATTACAGAATATCATGAAATGTGGCATATGAAGCAGGCTGAAAAGTTTAGAAGTAAAGGCTGGAATATCACTAAAGAGAA